ATCACAAAGAGATGCTGACTCCGTTCTGGTTACCTACGGTGGACACACCGATGGAGTGGAAGAACATCTGGGAAGGTGGTTACCGCGTTGAAGACACCGAGCTTCCTAAGCTGCCATTCATCAAGACGACTAACATGGAGTTCCTTCGTGGTATCGAGGGTAAACTAGATGAGCCTATGGAGGCTTGTAACCTAGTTCAGCAGACCCCGTGGAAGATTAACGATGAAGTCCTAGCCACTATGGACTGGGCTTGGAAGAACTCAGTTAAGGTCGGTGGCCTACCAAGCCGCGACGACGAGGTGATGCCAGACATCCCCGCCGACTTCAACGAGAACCAGCGCTCAAAAGCTATGTGGAAACGTATGGCTGCGGGTGTTCACAAGCGTAACATGAGCACACGTTCAAGGCGTCTACTGGTAGCTAAAGTTTTGTTCCTAGCTGAGAAGCTTAGTGACAATCGTTTCTTTTATCCATCTCACTGCGACTTCCGTGGGCGTGTTTATAACATCCCAGCTTTCTTAGGTATCCAAGGCCCCGATATGTGTCGCGGGCTTCTTAAGTTTGCGCGTCCCCAACGCATCAAAACAGATGACGACTACAAGTGGCACGCCGTTCAAGGTGCAAACACTTGGGGCTACGACAAGGTAACACTAGATGAGCGCGTTAAGTGGGCTAATGACTTCGCCGCTGACGCAATACGAATTGCTGCAAACCCAACCAAAGAGCGACTATGGACAGAAGCCGACGACCCTTGGCAGTTCCTAGCGTGGTGCTTTGAGTGGGCGCAGCTCCAGAACACGGGTAAGCTAGACACCTTCCTCCCTGTGAATATGGACGCCACCAATAACGGCCTCCAGATTCTGTCTATGCTTACTCGTGACGAATACGGGATGGCAGCTACCAACGTGTCACCCACAGACAACCCTGCGGACATCTATTTGGTTGTTGCTAAGCAAGCCGAGCGGTTCCTACGGGAGCAGGCCGACAAGGGGGACGCCATCGCTAACGCTTGGTTAGGTTTTGGTATTGACCGTAAGACCACTAAGCGCCCTGTTATGTGTTACAGCTACGGGCTTACCGAGTACAGTAACCGTGCTTACATCGACCAGTGGTATGACGACCAGATACACGGAGAAGGACGCACACGCCCCTTTGGTGAGGACGAGAAGTACCTAGCCATCCACGTACTCGCTAAGGCTGTATGGAAGGGTATTGAGAGTGTCCTCGACAAGCCTAAGCAGTGTATGGATTGGTTCCAAGAGTGCGCCACTATCATTAGCAAAGAAGAGCAGCCACTAAGTTGGGTAACACCCAGCGGCTTCCCCGTACACCAGCAGTACTTCAACTACACCCAGAAGAAGGTTGATACTTGGATTAGCGGCTCAGCTACCCACGTCCGCTACCGTGAGGAAGACGACAAGATTAGTAAGCTACGCCAGAAGAACGGCGTGTCTCCTAACTTTGTACACAGTCTAGACGCGGCTGCCCTCCACAAGACAATCATTAAAGCAAACAAGGAGGCGGGTATCTATGACTTCGCATTTATCCACGATTCCTACGGGACTCACGCCACAGGATGTAAAGCACTTGCTAAATCTTTACGGGAAGTATTTGTTGATATGTTTTCCGTTGACTTGCTCCAAGACTGGAAACATCAACTAGAACATAACACGAACACAGTCCTTCCAGAGCCCCCAGAATACGGCAATGCGGACATCTCCAAAATCACCGACAGCACATATTTCTTTAGCTAGCACTCCGCTAGCTGAACAGTAACCCACCGAAACAGGTAACAATACAAATGAGTAAAGTATACACATCGCCAAAAGGAACTGCGGTTTGGCCCCGCATCGACACACCAGACACCAAGTTTGACGAGGACGGATTGTACTCGTGTAAACTCCACGTTTCTGAAGGAGACTTCAAAGCATTTGAAGCTCAGTTAAACAGTGAAATTGAAGCAGGCTACAAAGCTGAGTGCGCTAAGCAGGGCAAAGATAAGCTCCGCATGGCAGCCTCCAAGCCTCTTCGCATCACTGATGATGGTGACTACGAAATCTTCGCTAAACAAAAAGCGAAGGTACACACCAAGTCTAAGGGTGTTCTTGAGTTCTCTATCGCTGCTTACGACAGCAAGGGAAGCAAGATTGCTATGCCCAAGGTTGGTAGTGGCTCCACACTGAAGATGGCTGTCGAAGTCAACACTTGGTTCGTTCCGAGTCAGGGCTTCGGCTACACGCTTCGCCTTCGCGCTGTACAGGTCATTGACCTTGTAGAGTTCGGCGGTGGTGGTGGTGGCTTCGGCTTCGGTGCCGAGGAAGACGGCTACGTAGGTGAGGGCGAGTCCTTCAACGATACCTTCAAGAGCAACGATGAGACGGAAGCGACAAACGCGCCGTTCTAAGTTTCGCTCTCGGTTTGAGGAAAAAGTGGCCTCCGCTCTACAGCGGGCGGGGGTCACCCACTCCTACGAGTCGATGAAGCTGAACTACACGAAGGAATGCAAATACACGCCTGACTTCGTTTTGGATAATGGAATTATACTGGAGGTTAAAGGCTATTGGCTAGCATCAGACCGAACCAAACATCTACGAGTGAGGGAAGCACACCCCGACCTCGACATCCGCTTTGTATTTCAGAGAGCAACCAACACACTCAACAAGACCTCAAAGACAACATACGCGGACTGGTGCGACAAGCACGGGTTCCTATGGTGCGAGGGGACGATTCCAAAAGAATGGATGAACTAACGGCGATTGCCACACACCAACCCTGCCCCGATTGTGGGAGCAGTGATGCATTAACACACAACGCAGACGGAAGTACTAAGTGCTACTCCTGCGGGCTGTTCACACCGAACAGAAACAAAACCAACACACCAACACAAAACACAAGTATGAGTAACGTATCGCCTCTTGGATTCGTCCAAGGTAAGTTTATGGACATCACCCCACGGGGGATTAACAAGGAAACCTGCACCAAGTACAGCTACCAAATCGGAGAGATGAACGGCAAGCCCTGCCACATCGCCAACTACCGTAACCTAGATGGAGCGCAGGTAGCACAGAAGTACCGCTTCGCCGACAAGAGTTTCCACTGCAACGGCACGCCCAACTATTTCTTCGGTCAGAACCTGTGGCCTAACGGTGGTAAGAAGTTGGTCATCACTGAAGGTGAGATTGACTGCCTGACTGTTAGCCAGCTCCAAGGAAACAAGTGGCCTTGTGTGTCCCTACCGAGCGGAGCACAGTCAGCCAAGAGTATCTTTAAGCGTCAACTGGAGTGGCTCTCATCGTGGGATGAGGTCGTTGTTATGTTCGACCAAGACAAGGCGGGACGTGAGGCGGCTGAGAGTGTTGCTCACATCCTTCCCGCTGGTAAGTGCAAGATTGCCCGCCTGAGCGGTAAAGACCCCAACGAGATGCTACTCGCCAACAAAGGCGACGAGGTTATCCGTGCATTCTGGGACGCTAAGGTATGGCGACCAGATGACATCGTTGATGGCACTGAGTTATATGAGCGCCTGACCACGCCGAAGCTAAACGACAGCATCCCCTACCCCTACAGCGGTCTTAACGATATGACCCGTGGTATGCGCAAGGGTGAGATTGTTACCTTCTGCGCTGGTTCTGGTATCGGTAAGTCGGCGGTCTGTAAGGAGATTGCACTACACGTTCTCAAGTCCACCGACCGTAAGCTCGGATACATTGCCCTTGAGGAATCCATCGAGCGCACCGCTAACGGTATCATCGGTCTGGAGATGTCTCGCCCACTACACCTTGAGCCCTTCGAGGCTGACGAGGCGTACAACAAAGCGTACAAAGATACAGTCGGCTCTGGTCGCTTCTTTCTGTATGACCACTGGGGCTCCTTGGATAGCGACAACCTACTCGGTCACATCCGTTATATGGCTAAAGCTATGGACGTTGACTACGTGGTTCTCGACCACCTCTCCATTGTTGTCTCTGGAATGGGTGACGGAGATGAACGCCGTATGATTGATAACACTATGACGAAGCTCCGTGCTCTCGTCGAGGAAACCAAGATTGGTGTTATCCTTGTTAGCCACCTCAAGCGCCCTGAAGGTAAGGGACACGAGGAAGGCGCAGCTACTTCCCTAGCGCAACTCCGAGGCTCCGCTGCCATCGCCCAGTTGTCCGATATGTGCATCGGCTTAGAGCGTAACCAGCAAGACAAAGAGAACCGCAACCGCACAGCCCTTCGTGTCCTTAAGAACCGCTTCAGTGGTGAGACAGGGCTGGCTTGTCAGCTTCTCTACAACAAAGAGACGGGACGAATTGCAGAAGAAACCAACCCTCTGTTCGCTGACACCGAAGACGAGGCTAACCCGTTCACCAACTAAACCAAGGAGTATATGAGCAGATGGATACAAGACGCATCATGGAAGCGAGGTCAAGGCGTAGAAGCTATGTTCGCTAAACTGTTAAACGAACGCGCCGACAACGCTAGAGCTGCCGACCTACAGGAGCAGTTCAGCCACGTGGACTACATATCAGACTTCGGTAAGATTGACGTCAAGGCCCGTAAACGTGTTAACCGCTCCGACGATTCAGCTCAGGATGCGTTGGTCTGGCTAGAGTTCAAAAACGTACAGGGTAAGGTTGGTTGGCTGTATGGTAAAGCTGACTGGATTGCTTTCGAGCGTGTTGCTGACTTTGTGTTGGTTAAGCGTGCGGATTTAGCAAAACTCGGCGAGAAGTTGTGTGACCTAACCGACCTCGTAGCTCGTGGGGCTGACGCCCTATACAAGGGCTACCAGCGCAGGGGGCGCCACGACCTGTTATCAATTATCAAGATGTCCGACATCCTCAAGATTGAGCATCAGTTATGGGCCAAAGATGTTGACACAACAACACACTAAGCACTGATTATAC